TTTCGCTATTAGGTTTTCGACTTACTAGTAGTTTCCTTTGATTATTCCCACAATTATACCGTGTTTTATCAAAGATGCAGCACTCACTTTTTGTGACTGTTATGCGCGCGGCGTTGCCTTCGACGCTGCGTATGACCGCTTATTTTATTTTCTCATACAATTTTGCTTACAAACCCTTGTTCTCCGCTTTTCGCCTCTATTCCACACTTGACGTCCCCCAACTTCTTCAATACGTTTTGTCTACCTTAGCCGCCCGAAATGCAACTGATCTTCTTGAGCCCGACAACGTTCGATCCACATTCAATTCCACGGCGTTGGTTGTTGTCCGCCCTCCTGAAGGCCATACTCATGGTGAATCTGCTGCCCACCGTTCAACTGCTACTTTTACAGTTGAGCGTATGGCTGCCTCTTTGGGCCTCTCCGCGTTCTTTTTCCAACGTTCTCGTTGTGATGAGCGCGCTGGACGCCCTGGCAACCGTACTTGGTTTTGGGCCAAAGATTTTTCCACCACTCCATTAGTTGCGTCTCCTCCGTCTTATTCTCTTGCAGTTCTTGTCGACACTGACTATTATGTTGACATGCCAACTCATCTTGCCCGTTACTTTCAGCCCACTGTTCTTTACACTTTCCAGCCCGATGAAGCAGCCGCCGTGCGTTCAGATTATTCTTACACTTTCGATTCATCCTCTGTTGTCGAATACACTGTTCATGGTGGTGCTCGCTATTCTCATCCTGTTTGGAACTATGGCTGTGACAATTTTACTGTAACCCAGACTTTTCTTGGCATCCCTTATGTTACTGCTTCTTATCTGGTTGATCGCCGTCGTGTTTCACCTGACCATTACCTCGTTGCCTTATCACCTGTTGCTCGTTGGACTGGCATCTCTGCTGTTGTTGCATGGATGTTTGGTTCAAACTCTTTGCGCCGTTTGCGCACTTGCATTGGTGATTTTACTCGCTTCGAAGTCGTTGGTCCTTCTGGCCACCAGATTTCAACTGCTAAACACGGACATTTCCTTGCCGCTACCATCCCCATCCATGTTGATAATGCTATCGCTACTCTTGCCCAAGTCTCTAAGCATGATTTGACCCCTCCGACTGTCGAATCTGCTCTTGGTGCTCATCCTACTGATGTTGTTGCTGCAACCACTATCAAACAGACTGCCGCCGTGTTGACTGCTTTCCACCGCGCTGCTGTTGGCCCTAAGCCCGATGTTGTTTTCCCCGTGTCTCTTGCCATTCACCGTTATCAATATAACGGTTTCGATTCAGAAGCCAAACCTTCAATGGTTGCCTTCATGTCACCTTTTCTGCATGAAGCGTTTTCTCCTGATCGTTCGCGTGGCAATGAACAACGTGGTGTTGATAAACGCATCGTCGCCGTTAAAAATGATACTCCTGTAACTCCGTTGCTCCATAAAATGATGGCCGATTTCCTTACCGGTCTGATTCCTGTGCCTCATTCTCTCCATCCTACTGATGTGGATGCTGTTTACGATCACATGGATCGCCCTGCTCAGCGCCGCTTGCTCACTGACTCTGAAACCCTTGTTTCCCACTTCATTCGAATTATCAAGGCTTTCGTCAAAGTTGAAGCATATGCCAAGCCGGGTGACCCCCGCCTCATTTCAACTATTAACCCTGTAGACAAACGCGATTATTCCCGATACATGTACCCGTTTTCGAAACTCCTTGCCCAACAACCCTGGTACGCTTTTTCACGTGCCCCCAATGCCATTGCCGCCAAAGTTGCAGACGTCTGTTCCGACGCTGTCAACGTGACTAAAACTGATTTTAGCCGTTTGGATGGCACCATTGCGCCTGTCTTACGTGAACTTGAACGTCAGACTCTTCTTCGTGCCTTCCATCCGTCCCACGCTAATGCACTCATTGATTTGCATGGTTCGCAGTACAATCTTCGTGCTGTGACCACAATGGGTGTGCGTTATGAGACTGGAACCGCACGTGCTTCGGGCTCTCCTGAGACCTCTGCTTTCAATTCCATTGACAATGCTTTTTGTTGTTACTTAGCCCTTCGCATGACCAAACGCAATGGTGCGTTTCTTGATCATGCTGAAGCTTGGGCTGAGCTTCTTCGCAATTTGTTTGGTGGCGATGATGGTCTCGTTCGTAACCTTCCAAAAGAAAACCTTGAACGTGCTGCAACTATGCTTGGTCTTACAATTAAAGCTGAGCCTGTAGCACGTGGTTCCTTTGGAGTCATGTTTCTTGCTCGCGTTTATTCCCCCAATGTCTGGTTCGGCGACTCTAACTCTTGTTGTGATCTTCAAAGACAACTCTCCAAGTTCCATGTAACTTCTGTTCTTCCATCCAACGTTACTGCTTGGCAAAAGCTTGTTCAGAAAGCTCGTTCGTTCAACGACTCTGATTCCAATACTCCTATTATTGGGCCCTTTTGCCGCAAAGTCGTTGCCATGTCGCAAGGTGTTGTTCTTGACCCTGAACAAATTCACACTGAGTCTTACAATTCACGTTTTCCTACCGATGTCCAATATCCTAATGAACCCGCCGATTGGATGGTCGCCTATGCTGCCGACCTTGATCTTGACGGCGCGCGATTCAATTATTGGCTTCAACGTGCAACTGTGCAACGTGATTTTCTCGCGCCTCCTCTTCTTACTGCGCCTCGACCGCTGAACCTTCCTTCTGATGCTGTTGTTGTTGTTGACGACGTTGTGTATCGTCCACCACCACCATCTGTTCCAGCTATCTCTGTAGAACAACCCCGAGTTAATGTACTTCAATCTAATTCACGTCATCAACGACGTGCCCAACGTGCTGCTAACCACAACCGGCCCTCTCGTGTCCCCGGACCCGTTGGGCACCGTAGAGCGCAGCAGGGTGCGCCTCCATTGAATCCCACATAATACATCACTCCTTTCTTGTTTTGTTTTGCTTTTGTTTGAGTTTTTCTTAAAATATTGAAAATTACTTCCAACACACCTTCTATCCTTGATCTGTTATATTCCGACTTCTTCCAAGATGATCACTCCATCCCAGCTCAAGACAGCCCGCAACCAATTGCGGGGTCCACGGTCTCGCCGACAGCTAGTCGGCAGCGCTTTTGTTGGTCCTTTGTTGCCAAACCAATCTCGCGCCCGAGGCCAAAGACGCGCCGTCGCCGATCCCAGGCGCGCCGCCAACGTCTTGACCTTCTCAGAGAGACGAATCGAAGCCCCAGTTGCCTCTTCGTCTGTTATGAGGAGTAACACTTCATCATCTGCTGCTCCGTTTCCCCTGCGTCGTAAGGAATACATCGGTGACATTCCTGGTTCCGTTGCCTTTGCTGCTACGAAGTTCTCCGTCAATCCTGGCCTTTCCCAAACTTATCCTTGGGGATCAGGTATTGCACCGTCATTTGAAGAATACGAGTCTATGCTCGTTGCTTTCCATTATGAACCTGAACAATCGTCTTCCGCAACAGGAACTGTTATCCTTGTTTTCGATTACGACGCCGCCGACCCTACTCCCACAGATAAGGCCACTGCTCTCACCTACTCGGACAATGTTCGCTCTGCTCCTTGGGTACCTTGCACTCTTGTACTCAAGGTTTCTGACCTCCGCAAGCGCGGCCGGCTCTTTACTCGAACCGGTGCTGTTGCTAACACTGATATTAAGACCTATGATTTAGGTAATGTCTATGTATGCACGCAAGGCCAAGCCAACTCAAATACTGTCGGTGAGTTCTGGATTTCGTACCATCACCCTTTACATACTCCTCAGAAATCGCTCTCCATTTTCTCCCAGAATGCAACAATTGTTACCAGTGCTATTAGTAAGGCCACTTACTTCACTGGTGGGACTATTGCTGGATCTCTGCCTGTTACTGCCACCGGAATGACTGTTACCTTTCCCATTCCCGGGCAATGGATACTTGTTTTAGGCCTCGCTGGTACCGGTCTTGCCCAACCCTCTGTTGGCGCCGGTACTTCCACTGCCGTTGTCACACTTGGTTTTAATGGCGCAGCTGGTACTACAGGTACTGCTGTGTTTTCTGTTCAGACTTTTGCCTCTGGACAAACTCTCATTATTACCGACGGTGGTTCAACCACCGTTACCTCCACATATGTTACCATTGCTCCGTGCGCTTATGCCATTTCCTCTGTAGTCTGATCTCTCGATTTCCTTCTCTTTGTGTTTTCCACTTTACTTAATTTTCCTTCGTTTTCTTTCGTTAATAAATAAAAATTGTTTTCGGTTTATTTTATTTTATCCGCTGAATTGCGATGCGGCAGTTTTACTGTCAAGAGACATCTCCTCC